TGTACGAGGTCGTTGCTTCATTACTGGAGAGAATGGCCGTCCATGATGATCAGGCGGTGGTTGAGTTGTCAAGAAATATTCATTTCATGTGTGCCGCTGGTGGAGGAGGAGACCACTACCGGCACTACACCATGGTGGGTCGAAACCACGAGTATGTGGACTGGGCTGACATCATGAGCTTTTCCGCCGACAAGCTACCCAGTCACATGTCGAAATTCAACAACCCCTCACTCGTCAATCCACTACCTAAAACATCAGATGGCTTTGTTCGCCTTTTCAACGTCTCGAACGTCGAGGAGCCAGAGTTAATCGACAGGAATGATCCTGAAACCTTTCTGTCTATCATTGCCAAACGTCTTTGCCATACATTGGCTGAACCTACTAAGAAGATGCAGGACGCGCTGTTCCGAGCTGCCGACCAGCTCGCTGAGCGAATAAGACGCGTAACCGGCACACCTCAAGTGGACCCAATGGATTTTCAGAATGGCTTGCCCGCTTCCCGCCTAGTGTGCGAGAGCGACGCTGTAAGGCCTTTCAGGAATGGGAAGACTGCGGCCGTGATTTCACTGAGCATCCTCGCGATCTATCTTATGTGGAAGCTTTCATCAAAAAGGAGTTCGTTAAACCTGGAAAGTTTTGCCACATCATTGGTTCCAGAAACGATGTGCTCCAATGCTTACTCGGGCCAGCTATTGCTGCCTGTGGCGAGCTCTTGCACGCCATTCCCGGATTGCGGACCATTACCGCTACTTCCGTTGGGAAAGGCCGTGCAATCGCCGACATCATCTTCGGATGCGAGAATGTGTTGGAGATCGATTACACCGCCTGGGACTCAACAGTTTCCTCATTCGATCTCGAGCTCGTTGACTACATATATCAACAACTGTTTCCAGACGTACCAGACCTCGGCAGGATCCTCGCTTTCCACTCCGTCTCAACGTGGAGCTACAGTAATGCCTGTCGATACACCCTCACTGGTACCCGTGTCTCAGGTGACAGCGACACAACCGTTGGAAACAGCTTTTTGCACTGGTGTTACTGCGTTGCATTGCTTGAAGACATCACCAACGTCTATTCTTCGTTTGACTCACCAGAGCATTTCGAAGTTGCCGGCGATGATGGTGTCATTGGGCTTCCATGCGCAGAAATTGACTTGGAGGAGCTTGCGCTCGCTGGTAAACAGATCAAGGCTGTCTACCGTCTCGACCCCGATACTGCTCAGTTCTGTAGCGGGCTTGTTATGCAATGCCAAGTGGATGGCATGCAGGTTGATAGACTCTATCGGTTACCTGGTCGCACTGTGGGCAGAATTGGTTTTACGCCTGACGCCGTTCCGGAGAGCGCAACAACATCTGTGCTTGAGGAAAGAACTCTGGCGGAAATTTACGCTTGCAGTGGATCCCCTATTACATCAACCCTCGCCGAATGTTTGCACCAATTTGCCGTTCAGCATCCCGGAAGTGTTTGGCGAAGCGACCGGGATGTACGCCGGCGCCTGTTACTTGAACAGTCTATCCCGATTTGTGAAGAAATATTGCCCTCCACTCGCGTGCGCTTTGCCAAACTCTATGGTATTAGTGTCCCCGCGCAACTGGAGGTCGAATCACACATTAAGACTGCGATACGGCACGGAAACATTCAGCATCCCC